TGGTCTTTTTCTGTGTGTAGCATATTTTATGTGGCGTAATGCCCTGATTATGTTGCTCTAATTATCAGATCTAAGCGTCTGATTGCACAAGTCTACCATAGCTATGGTTATCTGCAACTGTGGATAATTAGTGGATATCGTTTTCTCTATGCCAGTTGCGGTGATGTTTTTCACACAAGAATAAAATTTCAGCCGGGTACTCATAGTCAAGATGATGCACTTGCGTTTTCTTACTGCCACACACTTCACATGGCATCACTTGAATCTCGCCAGCCTTGATCAATTTCCTTGTTTCATAACGACATTTATCCTTCTTTATAGACGAAATAGACAGCTTTTGTTGTCTTTCCATCACACGGTTACGAACACGCCAGTACAGGTCATTTTGGGCTTCTAGGCGCTCGATTAAGTCACTCATTACCACCTATTATATTCCTATAAGTGCTTACTGGAAATCAGCGCAATGGCTTTTTTGAAATCATTCCCTTCAAGCGAATACTTTTTCCAACCGTCACACCAATTGAATATGTCAATACCTTCCACTTTCCAGCCGGATAGTTCGAGTAAGAATGCATAGAACGATAGCTGAAGAAAGTTTTTTGCCAGCTTGTTAGATCCTAAGAATGCGAATGGCGCTTTCAGTTCTTTATTTTCAACCAAGATATCAAACGTGATTTTATAGTCACGAATGCGACACGTTTTCTTCTTACGGTCCAAGATTAAGAGATCATCTATCTGACCAGCCAGACCTTTCTTGTGACACGACACACATGCTTCCTGAAAGCTTTCGCCACTTTGCCTGATCACATTCAGTGAGGTGATCAGTTCTTGCAAGAATGGGTGATTCGGCATGGCGGCATTCTTATCTTTGCCAGCCGCCTTTTGGATTTTTGCACCTAGCTTTTCATTTTTGTAGTAGTGTTCCAGCACAGCGTGAATAGCAGTTCCAAAGCCTGAAGCCGCCAAACCGTTACTGTCCCATAGGTTCAAAATATCGTCTTGATCAATGCCCCACTTTCGACTGCATGTGCCACTCATACGAGCGCTATCAAATTCGATTTCGTATTCTTTGACGAATGGTGATGCTGATTTCAATATCTTTCCTTTGTAGTTATACACGTGTTCAACCACATCAAATTCAATTTCAATACCTTCATTGAAAGACTTCAGCAATTCAACATTTGGCGGTAGTTCTTTATGTACGCCCATAGATGAATTTATTTAGAATGTCAGCGTTACAGTGTGCGCCAGTAAGTGCATTGTGTGGTTTTGGTTCCTTTGGCAAACCAAAGTATTCAAGACATTGGTTCAGTCCAAGTTTTGACGGTACGTCTACCCTAGCCTGAAGCATGTGGGCTTGCGTGATCGAGTGAATATCAATGATGCGATAGTTGAATGGGTTCTTCAGATCTGCACGCTTTGCCGCCGCATCAATAAAGCCCCAATCGAAGTAGCCGTTGTGTGCCACCATCAAAGGTGATTCACCTAGCCACTGAAAGAATTTGGCGATGATCTGCGCTTCATTCTTCTTTTGCTTGGCAAATCCTTCTTTGGTGAATCCATTGATCTTCAGTGCTGTTTCGCTGATGTAGGCACCATCCCACGGCTTACATTCTTCATAGAATTTTGCGCCGCTATCCATAGCCACAGCACCAATAGAAAGGATCGAACTTTCTTTCGGGTCCAGTCCGCTGGTTTCAACGTCTACTGCATAGTAATTACTTATTTTCATTTTTCTTAGGAAGTGACTTCACTTTGATTGATAAGTTCTTTTTTATTGCCGGGCAAAAGTAGCACTTGTCATACCATGGGTCCATCGTGGGTGCAAAGTGGTGTGCGCCATGTGTACACTTTTTAGGCTTGTCTTCTTTTTCTTTCTTCATGGTAGATATCAAGGGCTTCTTTCAAGCCAACATAATGAGCTAATAATTTATAGCCAGCGTCACACGGTTCATCGTGATCAATCTGCTTAAAGATCTCTTTCCACCGATCTGAACGCCTACCACGTGCCGTCTTGTGCTGGTTATCAACCATGAAGTCAGCGTGTATATCAATGTATTCAGCTCGATCAAAATCTATATGAACCAATGCGTGCATCTGAACTGGCGCACCTTTGGTTTGCTTCTTTCTTAATAGGACATAGCCACGGTTTACATTAGGATCAAACCCAAGTGTTAAAAGGATCTCTTTTGCTGTTTTGTGTTTGACTTTGTAACCACGGAACATCCTAATATTGTACTTTGGTTTTTCTCTTACAGTGGCAACATTCATGTATATCTGTGGGTTGTTTCTGACTAATGGTCGTACAGTTTTCTGTTAGGCACGTTTTGTATGGACAGGTCCAAAACAATTCAGTGAATCCGATTACTGTTTTCATTGCAATATCTTTTCGAGATCCACTGGCATGAACCTGTGTGTTTCAGGCGCACAATCGTAGTGGTAGCCAGCCTTGTAGCCTTCAACAGCCCTGTGTGAGTAGTTACCACCGCCATGCAAGTGACCATGGATATTCATTACAGGATGGTAGTACAAAGTTGTGTTGGTATCTTCAGGCAAAATTGGCATGTGGCTGAACATAAGTTCACGACCAAATAACCGCATCTGTGCGAATTCCATGACGGAATCCCAGCCGTGGTCCAAGTACCAGTTGTAGCTTTTATTATCGTGATTGCCACGAATCAGGATCTTCTTTTTGAAGCGATCACCAAGCGTTTTCATCAGGATGCCATGCCAGTATTCATCCTTGCCAATACAAATATCGCCAAGATGGATGAACATATCACCTTTAATCTTTGACAGTCCTTCAAGGATCTTGGTTTCAAATCCATCAGGTCTGTGATTGTTATTCACCAACATTTCGTGTCCGAAATGGGTATCTGCTGTGAGGTATATTTTCATATCTATATTCTAATCATTAGCTTCAAAGAAAGTGTCTTCAGAACAAGCGCCGCAACCTTCATCAAAGCCACGTAAGCCACCACAAACCTTACAAGTATTATCTTCAATCTCTTTTTTTGTGAGTTCTCGATTGCTCATAGCCACGTTTCAACAATTACAGGATCATCCTTTTTGTCAGCCGGAACACAAACTAATCCTGAAGGCACATAATCACGTGCTTGGGTAAGTGTTTCAGCCAAATGAAATCCATCATCGAATTCATGGCTTGGCAACACTGACCCATCACCTTGCATGGTGAACATTCGGACCACGTAGTAATCAGGGTAATCCTTTGGGTACTTATAAATGACGTAATACTTCATATTACATTCCTTCCTTTAGAAACTTCTTATCAATTTCCAATACATCTTCATCCACATTCAAGAAACCTTTGGTAAGGCGACCTTGGAAGTGAACACCTTCAATTGAGCGAACACGACTGATAGCAACGTAGGCGTGACCACATGCAAACACGTGTGACACATCAATCACCGCTTCATCAAGCGTCATGCCCTGTGACTTATGAATGGTGATGGCATACGCAAGCTTCAATGGGATCTGGCTGATCATGGCAATGACGTTCTTGTTCTTGCCGTAGCCTTCACAGTATTCCCAATCTTGAATGCCCACATCTATAGTGGCACCGTTGCGAAGTTTCACCTTTACGAATACGTCACCAAGCATCACAATTTCACCTTGCGTACCGTTCACATACGCTTTATTAAGAGCGTCATTTTTCGTGAACATCACTTTGGCACCCACTTTGAGAATCAACCGTTCAGGTGAAAGGCAATTTCCCTTCAGCATTTTTACGATTTTTTCATTACCACGTTCATCCATGACGTAGGTTTGCGGTTGTCCTTCAAGACGTTCCAGTTTTGATTCATTGATCTTGTCTACCTTAGCATTGTGCGTATCAAGACGAATGGCACCATCAAGTTCTGAAGCATCTTCAACTACCCGACCACGGATAATTTCTTTCTGATCAGCCGTAAGCTTGCCAGCACGAATGTTTGTCAGAATGTCATTGAATACCTTTTCTGACTGGCGGTGTTGCTCATGTAAGTAACACACTTGGAAGTTCGCTTGTTCCCATGCTTCAGATGTGAAAGCAAATTCACCCTTCACTGGCGGTAGCTGAAAGAAGTCACCTACAACTACCACCTTGATTCCACCAAACGGCTTATCGTTATTGCGTGCCGTCATAGCGAGTACTGAAACCACGTTCAGTAACTTCTTGCTTACCATTGAAATTTCATCAATGATCAGCACTTCCGTTTTGCATAGCCGATCACGTACCCACGGATTGCTCAAAATATCTTCGACATCCTGTGCTGTGAGCGCATTATCGTCACGCACACCAGCCCATGAATGGATGGTGCTACCGCCCACGTGGACTGCGGCAATGCCTGTTGAAGCCGTCACCGCTGGTAGTATGCCGTTATCTAGGCACCATTCAATATACTTATTGATGGTGTACGTCTTGCCTGTTCCCGGCTGACCTGTAAGGAATACGTTTGCATCGCCCTTCAGGTATTCAAGTGCTTTGTCTTGGGTCATGATCAATGATAATTTTAGGTGCTTTAACCAAAATTTTGGTTGTACTAATAATTTTCACCAGCTTGAAAGTGTGCAAATAGGAACCATCCATTTCTTGCATATCGCTACTGATTTCTAAATTTCTTTCTTTCAAAAAGTTGGTGATCCCATCTAATGTTCTTGGAAGCGAATAGCCTTCTTTCTCAAGCCAATTAAACAAGAATTCATCTAGTTTTGCTTTCTGTTCTTCTGCAATTTTTCTTTGAAGATCATCAAACATATCCCAATTTCTCGTTAGCAATTTCAACCGCCTTTTCAAGCGCTTCACCATTCATGGTAGAAAAGCCCGGAAAGATTTGAGCATCAGAATAGTTAGGCATTTTCGTGCAAGTCTTTTCACCTTCAACAAATCCCATCTGATCGTAAATGCCTACACAGTAGCCTTCCATACACGCTTCAAGACATACTTCACGACCATCTTCAGTAACGTGACTGAAGTAGTGTTGGAAAGATCCTTTTTCACCTTCACGCTTGAATGATCCGATTGTGAGTTTTTTCATATGACATCGACTAATTCTGATCCATTCCAATAAATAGGTTTTAGCCCTTTACTTCTTACGTGTTCAACAGCACGTTTGAATGCTGGAATTGAAGTATCAACAGCATTGTATTTTGCACCATCGGCAAGTTCTTCTTTGGTGTAATATCTTTGATTGCGACCTGAAAGTAAGTGAGTGATTTTGAAAAAATCATCACCACACCCACCTTCAGTATTGTCACCGGCTGTAGTATCACGAAACCCTGAAAGCCGATATCCACCCAAATGACTATCACCGCTTCTAAAGTTTTTGTGTGGCGCTTCCTTATTCCAAAACCAATCAACCGTGAAACACATTTCATTTGGATTGCTTAGGGCGATGATTGTGCCAACTGGCAATACTTGTGGATATGAACCTTTGTCAAAACAAGATTCAGCTTCTTCAATAGTTTTGTATGCTTCAAAGCACAAGGCACAATGGTAGCGGTTAATAACCTTTTCCATTTTTAGTACACTTCACCATTACTGATAAAACGATCTGGCTTCTCTACTGGCTTTGTACCAGTCACTTTGTAGTTGATGGTTTTGTGCATCCATGGTGCCTTGGTCGCTTCATTACTATTCTTGAAGTAGATGAATAGACCTTTGATCGTGTTGGCATCAAATCCACTTTCCTTCAGCTCGCTGAAGTCATAGTAAGGAACACCATCAAGTGCGCCAATACCAATCATGGAAAGAATACCTTTATCAAAGAGAATGCTTTGACCTAAGATCACCCCATTTTCAAGCACATCAAGTTCAGTAAAATCTTGAAGCTTGTCTTCAATAGTGATTGTTGCAATCACTTTCTGTTCTAAACGATAATCCATTGTTTTTGGTCTTAATTTTATAATGAGTAACGTTCCTGTTACCTATATATTATATACCATAGCTATGGTTTTGACAACCGTTGTCCACACCTACAATTGTAGGTACAAATAGTTGGTTATTACCTTCAGATCTTTAGCATTGAATTCGTCATGCCCATATATATGCCTATCGCCACGTGACTTCATTTGCTTCACCATTTCTGTTGCCGCTTTCTTGGTAGAAAAGATAACGAATTCACCATCAACTGACTTCAGTGGTTTATTGTTCTGACAGACGATGTACTGAAAAATCATTTTAGCCATATCAATCTTTACGATCAGCAAAAGGACTATCAGCAAAGTCTTCAGTCACTTCCTTTCGCCCAAAATTATTAAGTTCACCATCACGGTTCTGTTGTGTTTCAGCCGATTCACGATTGAACGCACCAGTCTTTTTTGGCGGTGTGTAAAGTGGCTTTGGATCTTCGAAATCAAGCAAACCCATATCAGAAATTTATTTGTCTTGGATTAACTTCAAATGCACATGCTTTAATAGCCTTTGCATATTTACCATCAAGCTTTTGCACTTCTTCAGATAACTGGTCAAAAGGAATCAATGAAGGATGTCCAACATCTGTATTGCTTTGCCAGATTGACCAAGCGTCATGAACATCTTCATAAGTCACATGACCGCCACGAACCATCACCAACAACGCATACAGATCTAGTAATTCAGAATCAAGATTTTCATCAGCGAGCGCTTTTGACAAGTGTTTTTTGACTGCATCCACATAATTTTCAGCCACTTCAACCATTTCAAAACAGCCATCATTGTAATGATGATAAGAGCAAATACTACCTGAATTCATGCAACGGCAATGAGGTTTTTTACACTTTAATTGACCACGTACTTTTGGCATAATTTATTCAATGAATAACACTGGTAAAGCGACCACCATTCCTTGTGCCGGGTAGTCAATCAGCTTCAGCGAACGCAAACGACCAAGATTGTTACTGAAGGCACTACTGGTAAGTGATGCCCCTGTGATCTCTGAAATTTCTTCCTTACTGACGGCATTTGGATAGCTTTGAATCAGCACCTGAAGCATAGCCACCTGTGGCTTTGGTAGCTTGTTGAACAACATACTGTGCAATTCAGTATCAGTAGTTGGACCGTCACCAACCTGTGCCACCTTTCGCCCTTCATCAGTGAATGTCACCAAACCTTTGCTTGGGTACGCTACCCATCCTGAAGTACGCAAGGCACCAAGGTTATTACTGAAGGCACTACTTTTAGGGCTTTGATCACTGAACAGCGCCAATTGGGTTTTATCCATTTGCGTTATACCTACCGATTCAGCCCATGCCAGCGCATTCACCATCCGTTGCTGTGGTCCGTTCATCAGTGCGGTATCAAACCCCATTGCTGGCGGTGTGTTTTGTTTTGGTGGTACAACCTGAATATGCTTCGTATCAAAGAAAGGTACTTCACCATTGATCACTTTCTTCTTGGCTGTGATCTTTGTCTTCAGTGCTTCTTCAGATATCTTTGCTACTTGTCCCATCCTTGCCAATACGCAAGCCGTACCAGTTCCCGATAGGATCAAGTACCACTACCTGTGCTTTGGCATCAAGCATCTGTTCAGCAATCATTGAAGCCAGATACGTTTTACCAGCCCCTTTGCGCCCGATGGCGGCAATGGTCTGTGTCACCGCATCAATAGGAAGCGTGATTTCTTTTGAAATTTTAAGGTCTTTCATAGTGTGTTTAATAATTATTGAGGTCTGTTGGATCTGCAAGATCCGCTTCAGCTCTTTTGAATGTGCCTAGATTCCGTTCACGAAACAGCTTTTCTTTTTCAAGCTTTGACATTGGCGGTTTCTTTTCATACGGTACTTCAACCGTAAGTGGTAGCCAACTTGCTGGGCTACGATCTTCGATTTGCATACGCTTATATGCGATTTAATGTCTTTACTGCCTGAATAAATTTCACGTTGTCACGTTGCATCACAAATGCAATCGAATCACCGTGACCATGACACCCAAAACATTTGTAATGGTTTTGCTTGTCTATGTAGAATGATGGCGTTTTTTCACCCTCATGCCCAACCAGTGGACAGTGACAGTTGCCACGCCATTTACCTGTAGCCTTGAAGACCTTCATTCCTACTAGATCTTCAAGTGGTACTTCCCTTGCACGTTCGATTTCAACTTCTGTCACGCCACCTTGCTTCTTGCCCGGATTCAACATCTGCTGTTGGATCTGAATGATGCGCTTCATCACTCGCTTAGGGTATTCAGTTGCCTGTTCGATCATGATCACTTGTAGGTCCCCACGAACTTCCATGAAGGCGATAAAGTGACTTTCTTCCATAGGCTTGTGGGCATAGCCAAATTCTTCTTTGAACCACTTCATGAATTCGTCTTGGGTGCCACAGATCTTATGGTCCCTTTTGATTTGCTCGATAGTACTACTCATGTTCTCAATTAGTGCTTGCTTCAGTTCTTCCAATGCTTCATAGGTAGGGCAAAAGAGTTCCAAGGCTTCGGATAATGATAATTTATTTTCTCTGGTGTGTAGCATGTGACTGTTTTGCCTTCATCTGCTTTCGCTTCTTTCGGCTGTAATGTACACGCTTTGGTGGTGCGACCTTTTCACGTGGTGGCATCGCCGCACGTTCCGCAAGTCCCTTTGCACGACATGATTCACAATACTGTGAATCTCGTAACCGCTGGTTCTTACAGTGCTGATCGCTGAAAATAATATCGCCCGGATAAATGGTAGTCGTACCATAATCGTAGCTTGGTTCCTTTGCACTAATGACAGCATTCTTACAGGCGAACTTACGCATGTCTTTGATGTATGCATTCAATCGTGCGGTAAGCAATTGCACCGCCCGATCTGGTGACATGCCATCTGGCAACGGCATCTTGTTCAGTATTGGCGCTTCTTCTTTCTCTTTAAGAGCTTTCTTACCTAGTCCAAACATAGACTAATCTTCATCGTCATTATCGCCATCGAATGCATCTTGAAAGCCTTCATAGTCATAGCCAATCATTGCTACTGCCAATACACCAGCAATAATGATTGATGCACGCAAGGTGAAGAATGTTGCTTCAACTGAATACAACGGTTCCCATACCAAGAATGATGCGATGGTAAGAATGATGTTCCCTACAACAAATAGCGCAATAGTAAGGATCATGGTAACTAATACCCATCCTAGAATTGCTGTTGCCATTTCTTTCATATGTTCCTAATAGTTATGTATGAAACTAATAAATTACTTCTTTTTAGCCCATGGACTAACCCAACCTTTTGGCATCGCTTGAACAATCACATGGATGCGTGACCGACTAAGATTAAAAATACTGCCTATTTCAGTATAGTTATATTCTTGTTTCGACAACGCCCAAATGAGTTCATTGCGCTTGGCTTTTAAGTGAGGTTTAATCTGTGAACCTGAATTTTTCATACCTAGAAAGCATAGCATATGAAGTAAGGACACATTGTCCACAGTGTGTGCATAACTGGTCCGGCATCTGCTGTGCTATCATTCCTTTGTATGGCAAATGAAAAGAGCATTAAGAAAGTGACCAAAAAGAAGGCGACCCCTAAAAAGGTGGCTAAGAATAAGAGCAATCTTGATGCGCTTAATGCTGAACTAGAAGCCCTTGGGCTAGATGGTATTGAAGATGTTGATAATACCCCTGAACGTAATGCTTACTTTGCACACCTTGAAGAAGCAGACTATAACGACAAGGAATGGATCAAGGTAGCCAAAGCCTTGCGAATCCAACATAAGCTGGCATTTCATAAGTATGTAGCCGTGGCGTACCCATTCCTGAAGTACGAAATTGGTGAAGACAAGACCTATTGGAACTACAATGAAGAAACAGGGATCTATGATGAAGTGAATTTCACTACGGTCCGTGGCTTCATTATCAAGCTACTCATTGAAGATGGTCTTGAAGATGTGGCTACTGAAGCAACATCAAAAACTATTCTGTCAAAGTTTCGTGCCATGTTCACGACCCGAGCAACACTCTATAAAGATTTTGATGCTGAACAAGACTGGTTCCACGTGAAGAACGGCTGGATCAATGTGAATACCAAAGAGTTTGAAGACCACACGCCACACCGTATCAGTAGGCGTGTTAGTGCTGTGCTGTATGACAAAACCGCTACATGTCCTAACTATGACAAGTTCCTTGATGAACAGATGCAATTAAAGCCAGACCAAGTGCGTGCTATTGATCAATTCAGTGGCTTGCTTTTGACACCTGATATCAGCAAACAAAAGATGCTGGTACTTATTGGTAAGCCCGGTAGCGGTAAATCTACCTTGCTTGATATCTGGTCTGACGTTCTTGGTGATGTCGCTACACAAAAAGGATTGACTGAAATCACTGGTGAATCATTTCGCTTTGGTGGATCTTCTTTGGTAGGCAAGCGCCTGTGCTGGTTTGATGAAGTGGAAGTGACCCGAGCAAATATGGGTAACGCCTTGATTCAGCTAATCACTGGACAGCATATTAAAGTTGAACGTAAGGGTATCAATGGATTTGTTGATGCTGATAACCAACTGAAGTGTGTGCTAACCGCTAACACCTTGCCACGGTCCGCTGAAATGGGTATCTACCGCCGTATGATCCTCATCTATTTGGAATACTCTTTCTATGATTCTATGACGGCGAATCAGAACATCCGAAACATCCTGAAAGCTGAATCATCTGGTGTACTCAACCGTATGCTTCGTGGGCTGGCTGATCTACAGAAGAATAAAGGCTTCACACAGATTGAGGGTCACAGTGAATTGATTGAAGAATACAAGTCGAGTAGTAACACTGTCGCTGAATTTTTGGATGAATACTTTGAGTTCCAATATGATGCTGACCCAATCCCGACCAAGGTATTGCTTGAAGCCTACAAAGAGTTTACGAATGATAAGTATTCCGAATCACTGACCCCACAACGCTTTGGTATGGTGATGAAGCATCACGGGCTGACCAAATTCGATAAGATCTTCAATAAGCAAAACAGTGATGGCCAGAAGGTTTGGTGTGGCTTGAAATTGAAGCCTCTCTATATGTTCAATACGGCTGGGTATATCCGTGAAAACGAGGGCAATTTCTAACAACTAAGGACAACTGAAAAGCACAGACACTAGAATCATCTAGTGTCTGTGCTTTTTTATAGCGTAACTCATTTGAGGTTATGTCAATTTGACCTATTCTATATTAGATGGTCTTATGTGTGGTTTACAGATACTAAGACAGACAGTTACAGAGACTAGTGTCTGTAACTTTTACGGCTTAGAATAAGGCTGATTTACTGATTACAGACACCTAGATACTTATTCTAAGTTATGTAGAAATATTTTTTTAATACGTAAATATATAATAATACGGGTGAGATATTTTTAAGTGTCTGGTGTCTGTAGAATGGATTTTTTTAAGGAAGTGTGGACAAACCAATATGCGCGGACCATCGCTTCTTTTCTTGGCTGTTGCTTAATTAGGATTTTGTCGTGCTATACTTTTGGCATATGAAAGAAACAAAGACCGGAACTCGGTCTAGTGGTTCTCAAAGAACAACTAAGACGAAGCCGAAAGTAAAAAGAGAAAAAGGGCGACCAACAAAATACACAGAGATTTTGGCTGATAAGATTTGCGAACGCATTTCTAATGGGGAATCGTTGCTTCAAATATGTCGTGATGAAAAGATGCCGGGGCGTTCGACTATTCATAAGTGGCTTATTGAATCGAAGGCTGACGGTACACCAAAACGCCCAAATTTTATAGACAACTACGCGCGTGCAACAGAGCTTCGCGCCGATGTTGCGTTCGATGAGATCAACGAAATTGCTGATCAAACACCTGAAATGATCAAGAAGACAGCAGAAAAAAAGTCTTCAGCAATGGCACAGGCACAGCGTTTGCGTGTTGATTCCCGCAAATGGACCGCGGCGCGTATGTTCCCTAAGAAATATAGTGAACGCCATGTGGTCACATCTGAAGACGCTGAAGGGAATACCGTTCCAATTGCTGGTAACACCATAACTTTTGTCACTTCAGATGGTAGTAGCAAATAAGCCTAAAATCGTAAACCAAAAGGTGAACATTGGTTGGAAGCCACTGTTTGTTAAACGTAATGGTGTCCGCTACATCATCATGATGGGTGGTCGTGGTGCTGGCCGTTCATACGCCGCAAGCCAATACGCTACCGCACGCTTGATTGAGCCGAACTATTTCCGTTGTGCCATCATGCGCTTGGTCCATGAAGACATTCGCAATTCGATCTGGCAAGAAATTGTGGACCGCGCTGAAGACCAGAACATCAGCGACAACATTTCAATATCTGATTCGAACATGCGTATGCGGTTTACCGTGAAGCATAAAGACGGATCTACTCATGTGAACAGCATCAATGCGCTTGGTTTTACTGCATCAGGTAAGCGATCTGCAAAGCTGAAGTCACTAGCAAGCTACAACACGATCATCATTGAAGAAGCTGAAGAAATTGGTGAAGCGGAATTCATGCAACTAGACGATTCATTGCGAACCGTCAAAGACAGCGTGGATATCACGGTCATTTTGTGTATGAACACACCGCCACGCAATCATTGGATTGTGCAAAAGTGGTTCAACCTAGAACCTATTGAAACACCGGGCGCAACTATTGGATTCACAACGCCAACACTGAAGCCTGAATGTGTTGTTGATACAGAATTCCTATACTTCAACTTCAGATCGAACGTCAACAATCTCGATGCTCACACAGTGAAGCGCTATTTGGCATATCGTGACACGAAACCAGACTACTACTATCACAAGATCGAGGGGCTATGCCCTGACATTGTGCGTGGTCGCATCTATTCTGGTTGGCAACTCATTGATGGCGTACCACATGAAGCAAAGTTGGTTGGTCGTGGACTGGACTTCGGATGGTGGCCAGACCCGCTTCACTTGTGCAATGTGTATTTCTACAATGGCGGTTACATTCTCGATCAGCTTTTGCATGGTCACAAGATCTCAAATGACATTGTGGCACTCACAGCCAAGAAAGATGATGCGGTTCAAAGCGCCATCATCTTTGCTGATAGTGCTGAACCAAAATCTATTCAGGATATCGCTGATGCGGGTGCAAATATTGTGGGTGTGGAAAAAGGCAAGGGGTCTGTTGAACACCGCATCAAGGTAGTTTCAGGTTTGCGTATTTCAGTCACACGAAGAAGCAAGGATCTTTGGCTAGGCTATGAAACGTATGCTTGGAAGGAAGACAAAGACGGCAATCCCCTTGGTGTGCCAGCTCACCCCGGTTCAGATCCTATGGATGCATCAGGCTACTGTCTGGTTTCAGTTGTTGATTATCTTGACCCTGAAGAAGAACAGAAACAGGCGGCGCAACAGATGGTGGCACATCAACAGTTCGTGGAACAGTCAACAAATCGCTATGGACTATAGTTGGCCATGCTATACTTTTTGTAACTATGAAAGTATGCGACATCACAACTGGTGAGATACACGAATACATCTTTGGTGTCACTCACATCAACGAAAACATTCCCTACTCTGAATACAAGCTGAAGCGCCGCATTCAGATGTTCAAGAACAAGCACTATCCAACTGGTAAGATCACCAAAGATGGTGACTATGAACACTGGTTCGACATCATTCACCCATCTGTGAATGCTGAAATAAAGAATATTGACTTCGATACGAAGCACTTCTTGATATTCTCAACCGCGCCAATCCAAGACTTTTCAGCCGTGTACGTGGTCAATCTTGGTGTTGACGAATTCATGTGGGAAAGCGGGACCGCAGAAGAATTGAACACCACTGTTGAAGACTATTCTTCAGACGGCAATATTCTTTTCCGCAAGACCGCTGATGGTTATGAGCTTTGTGACATGGTGAACACATTCATCATCAACCAAACAGCGAAGACTATTGATGAGACTGATGTGATCGAGCGATTTTATATGTCGCAATCGGATCTACGTTCGATGGGTAGCACATACAAGAACGTTGATGAGGTGATCAAGAACTGTGGTGATGTCCGATTTTCTACAACTGAAAAGGGCGTGGGTGAAATTCGTAGTAAGAAACTCTATGAGGTCTATCGCCGAACTGGTGAGATCAGCGAACGTGACCTTTTTGAAGCACAAGGCAAGAAAGGTGGTGATGAAAACAAGTACATCCTTGCACGTGTCGTGATGGCTGGACTGAAGAAGGGTCGATCATCAAACCGTTACATTCTTTTCGCTGAAAAGATGGATGGCAAGATGTCTGACTACTTCATCGAAGCACACCGTGGTCCATACAAGGGTAAGTGGTGGCGTGAAGGTTTGTATGAACTTGGCTTTGATCATCAGGTTCGCTACAACGATATTTCAAATCAGATTGCACGCGGTCTTGATTGGGCTTCGAAGATCCTCTTTTCACATTCTGACAAGCAAACACTTCAGAACCTACGTACACAGTTGAAGAATGGTGCGCTTATCAAGTCTGTTGATATCAAGCAAATCGAAGTGCGCTTGCAAGGCTTTGACCAGCTTGTAAATGATCGCAATGCTATCTTGCAACAGTGGGCTGACATCGCTAATTCATTCGAAGTAGTGCAAGGCAAGAACCTTCCAGCACAGACAGCCTTCCGTACTGTGGCTACCATTGATGTGAACGCAACAAAGCTGTTTGCGTTCTTGCGTCAAAAGCTTGCGTTGGCATACAAGCAAGTCTTCAATAAGTTCGTCATGCCAAATCTGGTTATGGAAATGTCTATGAAGGACATTATCCGTGTTACTGGCGATCCGATGTTCATTGATCGTTTCCGAAGGATGGCTGTAGATGCTTGGTACATCAATAATTTGGTCGATATCGGACCGCATGATGCTCAAATGGCGCAGTTCATGAAAGATGCGAAGTATCAGGAAATGACGCAGAGCGAACCGATGATCAAGAACGTCAAAGATATTTGGAAAGGTGTGTTGCCACGCTTGCGTGTCACAATCACTGGTGAAAACTATCTTGTTGAAGAAGTGCAGACGATCTCTGAACTCATTGGTTATGAACAAGATCCAATGCGCCGTGCATACTTGCTCGATCTTATTTATGCGGCGAAGGGTATTGCTGTACCGCCCGCTGTTTCAATGGAAGCACTTCAGGCTGGCGGTTCACCGGGCAATGGTCCACTGAAGGGGGATAAGTCGCAGATGGATATCCCACAACGTGAGACAGAGCCAGTCGCCGCTTAATTGCTATGGCTGATAAATTCAACAGCACTCATCAGCAAATCAATAAAGAGCTTGATGATATGTATAAGAGTATGCGTGATCCTGAACATCAGGACCAACGTGAATTAGAAGCTAATCATAAGAAAAATGCCGAAATCACAGCCAAGCGATACGGACTTGATTAAAGAAATGGTTGCCAGCTTTGGCAAGAACCAGCAAACTCTTCATGAATTAGTTGGTGAAGTCGAAAAGCAATCACGTACAAATCTCGATCCTATCGCTCAATCGAAGCTTAAATTGCTTCGCCGTTCCATCTTGGTCGAAGATGTGAAGGGGCAAGATTATAAGATTAAGATGATCAGCGATGTGCTGAAAGAAATATGCTCACCAGTAATATTGCCCGGCGGTTAGAAACCGATTCTGACTTTCAAGAATTGAAAAATCACATTGATGAAAAAATCAGTGAGCTTAATACTCTTGATGGTATCAACTTCGAAGATGAGAAGTCCGCGGCGATTGAAGGTCGAGCGCGTGAGCTTGCGCGCAAAACATTAATAGCGATTCTTGATCCGTTTTTTGAACCGGAGGAATCAACAGAAGATAAGAAACAGCACGTTGCAGAGAAAACGGGCGTGCTATAATTTTTCTATGGCAAATAAAAACACTAAAGGCAAGGGAGGTAAAGGGGCAAAGAAAGTTGCACCAAATAAAGTTATTCCTAAGAAGGAAGATGAGGTAGCTGAAGAGACTGAAACTGAAGAAACCGAAACTGAAGAAACTACTGAAGACACCACTACTGAAGAAGGTGAAGGTGGGTCTGAAGAAGGGTCTGAAGAAGAAGGTGAGGAAGAAGATGAGGATGAGGAAGATGAGTTTGCTGATGCTTCAGCAAAAAGTACGAAGTGCGGTGTCTATCAAGGGGGTCGCTTGGTCAAGCTTTTCAATTCAGTCACACATGGTGCTGACTACAAGAAGATTGCGAAGGACCTTGCGAAGCGTTTGACCGAAAAGAACCCATCATCACCAGCGGAAGCAAAGGACTACTTTGATCCGAAGACTGATGAGCCTTCGAAAGAAGCTGTCCGTGTCGTCAATGCGAGTAACAGCCTGATCCGTGAATTTTCACTTGCGACACATGGCAAGGGATATCGGGATCTTGCGGATGCTTTCATTGAAAAGCATGGCTCGAAGCGAGGATATCGTATCGCGGTATAAAGATCTTCGTTTGCGTCACTGTAGGGTATTCAATTCATGAATACCCGATCAGTGCCACAAACACTGGATTCTTTTTAAAAGGAAAATACGGCCAACGGCCAATAAAAAAAATACATCCTATGGATATCGAAGACATCAAGGTTTCTGATGAAGAAATTCAGGAAGAAACCGAAGCGCAGGCACAACTTGAAGAAAGTAAGATCCGTGAAGCTGTCGTTGCCGATTTAGGCATCGAGGACAATGACGCTAATAAGGGTCTTATTGATAAGCTGGTAGAACGCGAGACTGATCATCGAACCAAACTGTCTAAGGCGGTTGGCCAGAAGATTAAGTACCGTGAACTAGCTGGTGGTAAAAAGCCAGTAGTACCAGATAAGTCTAAGAAGACTGAACAAGTTGATCCTGCAAAACTTGTTGAAGAAAGGTTGATGCAACGCGATCTCGAAGATTTGACCCATTCCGATAAGGTAAAGGAACAGATCAAGCGAATTGCAACATTGCAAGACATTTCAATCCGCAAGGCCGAACAAGATCCGTATATTCAGCACTTGATTGCGGAAGAAGCTAGGCAAAAATCAGTAGATGATGCCGCAAAGGGTGGAAAGAAGCGTACTACATCAGGTGTCACAATTGACGTTAGCAAACCTTTGGATGTTACCCAATTCGATCTGTCTACACCGGAAGGTCGGGCAGAATGGGAAGATGCAAAGAAGGCTAAGCGTGAAGCCGCGAAGTCGTAAGCATTCGCCATCATAACTTTCACCATATTGTATGGATGATGTAAAAGCAGAATTTTGGGGGGATCTTCAAGCTGACTATTACACTCAAACATCAGCCCTTTATCTGGCAAACCAGACATTGGAAACTGTATTGAGTACCAATGGTCGCAAGGCTCACAAGCCGATCCTCTCAAATCCAACGATCCGTGATTACACCCCTCATCAGGACATCACGTTTGATCAGAAGAAGGCAGAGAAGCAGACCCTTGAAGTGGACACGTTCCCTTCAGCGGCTGAAGTGATTGACATCACTGAAAAGAATCAGTCCCCATACGATCTTCTTGGGCATAGCTCAAAGGCGATTCGTGAAGGATTGATCAACCGTACTGAACAGATCTTCATTTCGAAGATTGCAGATGCAGAACACGTGGTAAATGGCGGAACTTATTTTGCTCTTGACACGACAAACATCTATGATGTTTTCGAGGAAGCTGACGGTACACTTGGTGCATTCGATATTCCAACGAATACTGATGCACGTGTAGCGGTACTTGGTCCACGAACTGTTGCCCTTCTTCGAAAGGCACGTTCACAGCGTGAAACACCGCTTGGTGATCAGGTGTCTAGCAACGGTGTGATTGGCCCATGGAAAGGCTGGACAATCGTTCAGAACAACAACCTTCCTTGGACAGCTACGCTTGCGATGGCTACACAGCCAACGGCTGGTGACGATTGGACTATCCTTGGTCGCAAGATCGAGTTCGTAGCTTCACTCACTGGTGCAAATCCGGGTTCAGTGCTTCGCGGTGCTGATGCGGCGGCGGCTCAGGCGAACTTTGTAGCGCTCATCAATGGTGCGGCTGGTGCGGGTACTACTTACGTAGAATTCGATGCAGTTGCGGCGTTCATGATCCGAAACAAGCGAAAGATCACCGCGGCTTCTGACTCAACGAACGTTGTCCTTTCAGGATTCGGCGATATCGTTGTGAAGGAAAACATGACAGCGGCTGGAAACGTTGTTTCAGTACAACGACAGGATTCCGTCTTCATGATGCGAGGTGCTATCGACCTTGTGATGCAGTTCATGGATCTAAAGATCGGTGACAAGGAAAAGGGATTCGCAGATCTTCCAAAGGGTATCATCGGCGTGGGTGCGCGAGCATTCCAAGATGGTGCGCTTGCGATGGTGCGAACACCACAAGACGTTCTCGGTTGGTCTTACTAAAGACTATCCACCCTACTTTCAAGTGGGGTACAGCATTCAATCAGGTCGATAACGTGACGCTCGTCACATATTGAATGCTCTACCCCGCTTAAAATTAAAACGGTAAGCGGTTTAGCAACCCTCTTAGCAATAAGACAATATGCCACCTAAAACATACGTGAAGCCGATAGGCTATCGCCAAGTGACGGTAAGCACAACCGCTGTTGCTATCCCTACGATTCCAGCGGGCGCAAGTCGCGCAGTAGTCGTGGTTGAAGCACAGCCATTGCGCTATCGTGATGATGGCACAGACCCAACAGCTTCTGTTGGAATGTTGTGTGTTGCCGCCACACGTTTTGAACTTGAATCGCGGGCTTCAATTTTGGCCTTCAAAGCGATTCGTTCAGGCGGTACAGATTCAGTGTTATCCGTAAGTTTCTACAAATAATCCTATGAAAGTATTCAATCGAGCAGTAGCAATTCTTCTTGGTCTTTTTGTCCAAGTGAAGACAGTCACCGCCGCGGCTGGTGCGGCAACGCTTAGTGCGTTTGCTGGCAAGGTCACGACTGAAGGACTTACAACAGCCCAAAATGCGATCTATACACTCACTTTGACCAACGATAAGATCAAGGCCGATTCCATCGTACTTGTGTCTATCTGTGATGGTACAAACACACAGGGAACGCCAATGCTTGGTTATGTAAAACCAGCCAATGGGTCTGTAGCCATAGAAGTAATCAACAAACACGCAACCGCTGAAGCCCTAAACGGTACTTTGGTGATCAGCTTCTTTGTGATCAGCAACACAACTAGCTAAAAACTCTAGTTTTTGAACAGGTAAAAGGCATATGTTCACCGCATGTGCCTTTTCTTGTGTGTTATGATATTTACATATGGTATTCAATGGTGATGTCAATGAAATAGATGCTGTTCACGACATTGATTTTTGGTGTTCTACTAACAGCACTACATATCCGATTGAAGACAAGGTTCGAAATTACATCTTTGGTCTTGCTCGCGCATCTACAAAGATCATGAAAGCGGACCGCACATGGAAGCACGTGAGCAATAATGCCACCACCATTCCTATTGCTGTGAAGACTGTTGTAGCCGGACAAGATAACTACACACTTGCTAGTAAGCACGTGAAGATTTTGCGCGTTCGCATTAAGGGTAAGGATGGAAAGTTCAAGACGCTTACAGGTATTGATCGCAAGCGTCTTTCTGATGATGTACTCAATGCATCGGGCGAACCAGAGTATTGTGACAAGGTTGGCGCTTCACTGATCTTGGTCCCTGCACCAGATTACGGATCTACTGACGGACTTGAAATCGAATATCAGCCTTCTTCAGCCGAAGATGTCCCAACAATAGATAGTACCGATTGGGAACCGGGCTTCAATTCAGATTTTCATCGTTTGCCTAACCTCTACGCATCAGAAGATTATTGCGCCCTTTTCAATCGAGAACGTTTGCCGTTGGTTCGTGAAAAGATTTTGGAAATGGAAGCGGATATCGAAGACTACTTTGAGAATCGTGACATTGATGATGAACCGTATCTTGATGTGGAACGCACATCGAACGGACCTAGCTTGTTAGGATAACTATGATTTTATTTCCCACTGGCGTTCAAGGACTAGCTGACACACGATGGCAAGGCGCACAAGGGCAAGCGCATCGCCTTGTTGGTATTGATCACCGTTCTGAACCCGGACTAATTAAGGTCCAACAGAAACTGACTAAAGATAGTGGCGATACCATTGATGAATTGTGCAAGGTCGCGCTTCCTGTTTCTGATGGTTCCACGCTTTGGTTTTCAAGCGTATCTGGCAAGATCTGGCGTGAGGTCGATGGCGTGTATACGCTCATTCACACACTCACGATTCCGGGCTGGGATTTGAGTACCGCAACAACTTCAGGAAAGGATGTTAATGTGTCCGCGGAAATAAGTTCGCCAACAGGGGCATGGATGAATGCCGATGGTTTGAAGTTCTATCTGATGGATGCTGGTGTTATCTATGAATACGATCTTGAAACAGCATTCGATATTGCAACAGCCACTTATAGTACAAATTTTTTCGACACTACAGGACAAACATCGAGTGCGGCGGGCATCTTTCTTCGCGCTGATGGTATAAAGCTTTTTGTTACTGATGGTAATGATATCTATCGCTATACACTTAGTACGCCATACGATATTTCTACAGCTACATACGATACGCACACTTCAGCGTTTGCAGAAGACACCGACCTTGTAGGAATGGCCTTCAAGTCTGATGGCACAGCGCTATTCGTGAGTGGTCGTCAAAATGACAAGGTGTATTCATACACCCTTGGTACACCTTGGGATCTCACCACAAAGTCGTTTGTGGATGATTTTAGTATCGTTACTGAAGTTGGTGACTATCATATGGGCTTTTATATGAAGCCAGATGGAACGCGCTTCTTTATGCTTGATAACACAAGTTCAGAGCGTGTGACACAGTTTAGTCTAGGGACCGCATGGGACCTTACTACCGCGACATACGATAACCTGTTCTTTAAGCCTGAAGTCGGTAGCATTCTTGGTATCGGTGGTGGCTTCATGTTTGCAGATGATGGCCGACATTTCTATATCACTGGTTCGAACGCACCTGAAACAGTACATCAATTCGATCTCGCCGCAGAAGACCTTAACGTTACGGTACTTGGCGCTGAAGAATATGGCGTATTCGATGGCACAGATGGTGACGATGAAGATGAAGACGATGATGAATTAGCACAGTATATTTACTTCGCTACCAGATATTGGTTTTTCCGCATTGCTGTGGCCGATATCGGGTTCACTGATTGGTTTGATACTACGTCAAAAGTAGACTATCTAACGTTGTTTAAAAATGGTGATGATACGTATCACCCAATGAAGAAACAGAACAATCGCCTATTCGTTGGTGATCGGTACTGTCTTCTTGAAGTGAATGAGTTTGGTGTGATTACACTTGAAACAGATTTCAATGTAATGGAACCTGAACGAATCACAGCGCTTGGTCGCATTGATGTGGATCTTCTTGTTGGGACCAAAGAGCGCGATAAGGCATGGGTGAAGCGATGGGACACTGAAGCGCTGTCATGGTATGCCGAAGATTCAGTGAAAGAGACTGAAATTTATGCCTTTTTGGAAGACGATAACTTTGTGTATGTAATCGCTGGTGACTTTGGGCGAATGTACTTTTACGATGGTGAAAAGATGCTTCCTGATGTGCGTGTTCCCGGTCAATATAGCAAGACCGCCCGCGGAAAGGTAAATCACAATGCTGTTGCAAGCTTCATGGGTATTCCAGTATTTGGATTTTCAAATATTGTAGGCAATCCAGCGTGGCAGGGCGTGTATGCATATGGGCGCTACTCAAAAGACTACAATGTAACCATGGATCTTTCTTTCCCGCTTTCGTGCAATATGTTTTCTGATATTGAGATTGGCGCAATCATTGTGAATGGCTTTGACCTGATGATTTCATTCAAATCAGAAACAGGGGGCATTGGTGTAGATCGTATTGATTGGACAGCAAAGTATGAATCAGCATTCATTGAATCAATGGTGCTTCTTGGTGCGGCTGACCGAAGACGTTTCAAGAGTATTGATGAGGTATTGGCTGATTACTTTACTTTACCTGAAGGCACAGGGCTTGAATTCTCGATTAGCAACAATTACAAGGGATATCAAGATCTTGAACTTGAAACGAAAGACAACGTGAAGCTCAATCAGATTTTGGCAAAAGCTACTTTGAAAGAACTTGGCGCAGTTGAAGCTTTGATTGAATTCAATGTTGACGGCAACGTTGGGCCTGAAGTGGAAAACTTTCACGTGCGATTCGTAGGTGAAGAATCATAAGTGTATGGCACTCGATAAAGAAATCAAAAAACACGATCCAAACAAACGCCAGATGAGATCTGGTGGTTTGCTATCTACACGCGAACGTAAGGTGATTCCGGGTCCGCGCTATCCTACTAGCGGTAATGTCACGATGGCGCAGAATGGCGCAACGTACAAATTTCCAAATCCCTATGGCGCAACAAAGCTTGAATTCCTAGGTGTGGCAATTCGTGAAAACCAAAGTGGCTACGTGCTGACCGTAGACCCACTTACTCGTATTCCTGTTGCTGGAAAGGTCTACTATTTAGATGGCAATGAGGACCACACTATTGTGATCACAGGTTCTTCTAGTAGCACTTCGATTCAGGCACAGCCAACAAATCCTGATTACCCATCCGTTCCTACGGGCTTGTGGTTGGAAGACGAATCAATGGATGATGTCTTTGGTAACAGCCGTATTACGGTAACGGCAGTATCTGTGCCAACAGTCAATATTCGTGTTGCCCTTGATGGCGTGGCGCACTTACGACCAGCTTATTACTTTGCCCCACAGTCTTCAACGTCTTTGTCGGTAGCTCAAAAATTTAAAGATCCTGATGGCAACAAAATCATTGTGCAATGTGGCCGTTACTTGCTTATTGTGGATGAAAACGCTTCAGCATCTACCCCTGAATATGCGGCTTCCGCGGGTGAAACACATATCGTGAACGTGGTGTGGAATGGCACAATTGTCGCCAGAGCAACGGTCACAGCATACGGACCAGACTTCTTTGAGGTCAAAGTTACATTGGCAAGTAATTGGTATATTGCTGGTAATTTTATCTGTACGTAGTGCTATAATAATTCCAATATATGGCAACATACACTACAAAAGATGGTCGCCGTGTGACATCCTCAACAAATAAGGATGGAACCAAGACAAAGAATATTGTGAATACCGATGGTTCACGATCTAGCGCTATATACGATCCCAAGACACGAATTAGCACGCCTACAGGAAGCCAGTTACCGGCGGCTACTTCGAACCCTATTGAATCACCAACGCCTGTTACACAGATTACGCCAGCGCCTACGCTGTCTTTGCCTGAACCTACCGCAGTTGATACCGCGGCTTCAAACCTTAATACGGTACAGGGGACCGTTGATCGAGCAAAAGAGAATTTGAATACAGTTGTTGGAAATCAGAAGACAGAAGTTGATACTGAAATCAGCAAGCTTGAAAAAGAACAGGAAAGGATCTTGAAAGATGCACAACCACTAACACAGCCCTTCCGTGAAAAGCTTGAAACTAAAGAGCGTGAGCGTCTACACATCAATGAGAACTTTGAAGCAAATCAGAAGCTGACAAATGAGCTTGAAGGTCTTCTTACTGAAGGGAATGAACTGATCAATATGGCGATGGGTCGGCAAGTATCTGGTAAGGTGCTTGATAAATCACTTTCAAAGACCATTGCTGATGTGAATGCACGTGCTGGTGTGATCGAGGCGGTGATGAATGCCCGCAACGGCCAGATTGCACAGGCTGAACGTACTATTGACCGCACTGTTGCGGCGATTGTTGCTGATCGTACTGATGAAATCAACTACTACAACACGCTTCTTTCAATGAATGACAAGAAGCTTGTCACTTTGACCGATGAGAAATACAAGCTTGCTGAAACTTTGCGAAATCAGGCGCAGAAAGAAGTCGATAATGCACAGGAAACGGCTGACTACATCAAGAATTTGATGATCAATCCTGAAACGGCATCCTTTATGGCTGATGCGGGTGTGTCACTTGCTGATTCTATTGATGGAATCAAAACAAAGATGGCAAAGCAATCGAAGATCCAAGAAGTTGTAGATATGCGAAACTCGCTTGTGGCTGAAGGCTACGAACTTTCACCTGTTCCAGTACCGGGTGGTATCGAAGTTGAAGCTGGTGGGCAGACATTATATGCAAAAGTTCGCCCGGGGTCTGAATTGGCGCTGAAACTTGAAGCCTCACGCGCAAGCGCCGCGGCAAGCTGGGCTTCAGCACGTTCTACAGAAACAAGTCGGCTATTGGACCTTGCCGCGGCGGGTGATCCAGCGGCTATTAAAGCGCTCAATCTCACTATGCCAAATGGCAATGAGCCTTCAGATGAACTTCTTGCATATGCGGCTGAATACGCGGCTAGTGGAAAGGTTGCGACCTTGCCAAAACACATCAACCTTGGACAGGTTGCTGAACTTGCAAAGACTTTGCCGAAACCAAATGGCGCTATCGTGAGTACCAACACGGGTGTTATGTCTACCACTTTGGGTGAGACACAAAAGGCTGGTGTTGTAGCAATGAATGAGATCGTAAACGATACATTGCCGTTCATGATGCAGAAGTGGGAAGAAGCACAGCGTACAAATCTTGGCGGTACAGGTGTTGTTGGTGGTATTGCATCAAAACTCATTCCGTCACGTGCAATGACCGAATACAAACAGGCGCGCGATGAATTTCTTAATAAGCTCTTGGTTGCTCGATCAGGTGCGGCAGTTACTGAACAGGAATATGCGCGCTATTCAGCGCTCGTACCAGATGCCTTCAACAGTCCTTTCTACTTGGGATCTTCAGGTGAGACTAAGTTGAACAATCTTAGCAATCTCATGACTTCGAACTTTGATAATTTCCTTAACTCAAATCAATTGAGTGTTTACGGATATTCACAGGTCCCGCTTGGTGATGAAGATTATACTGTTGGTGAAGTAATCACGAACGAATATGGCCAATCGGCAATCGTTCAGCCAGATGGAAGTCTAGTATTAGTTGATTTATAAAAATATGTCACGTGTATCATTCAAAGAATTCAGTGCGGGGCTTCCGGTAACACGGCAAACACCAGCTCAACCAAAGCCACAGCTTGACGATAAAGGCAATGTGGTTGGTCGTGCTTTGTCTGATATTCCAAGTGATATTGTTGATACCTTCAAAGGCGTGATAGGTGCTGGTCGCCGTGGATCTGAAAAGTTTGCTGAAGCGTTTACTACGCCAGACCTTTCTATACCACAACGTGTCGCGGGTGCGGTGGTAGCACCATTGTCTGCATTGGTGAACGCTGGCGGTGAAGCAATCAAGGGTGGTGCGAAGCTTTTGACTACTGAAGAATTTGAAGCAAGCCTTTCAGGGGCTATCGGACAGGTGGGTGAAAAAATCATGAGTACCGATGCGGCAAAGAAGGCTGTAGAACTCTATGATTCGCTTCCTGAAGATCAGAAGTACACACTTTCAAGTATTATTGCGCCAATGGCGAACGTTATGACCGCTGGTGTTGGTGGTATTGGGGCAAAACCAGTCCTAAATAGCTTAAAAGAGGGGCTAAAACAGGCTACAAAGGCCACAGTGAAGGAAACGGTCAAACGCACGCCACAGGAAGCCGCTGAAGCGGTTGTGAGGTCTGCTAACCCTACACCAAACCCTGTTGTAGACACTATTTCAGGTGCGGCAAAGCAAGTGACTGATTTTGCGAAGCGGACAGTCAATGAAGCACAAGATACCGCGGCTACAGCCCGCCGTCTTAATGAGATGCCAGAACCAAAGTCTAACTTGATTCGTAAAGGTGCCGATGAGCGCATTGTGAACGTGATGGAAGGTGCTACCCCTGAAGAAATCAAGGTGTACCGTGAATTGATCGAGCAAGCGAAGGCAAAGGAAATAGATCCTACACCAAATACGCCACAGCCAAAGGCCACAGTGAAGGAAACGGTCAAACGCACGCCACAGGAAGCCGCTGAAGCGGTTGTGAGGTCTGCTAACCCTACACCAAACCCTGTTGTAGACACTATTTCAGGTGCGGCAAAGCAAGTGACTGATTTTGCGAAGCGGACAGTCAATGAAGCACAAGATACCGCGGCTACAGCCCGCCGTCTTAATGAGATGCCAGAACCAAAGTCTAACTTGATTCGTAAAGGTGCCGATGAGCGCATTGTGAACGTGATGGAAGGTGCTACCCCTGAAGAAATCAAGGTGTACCGTGAATTGATCGAGCAAGCGAAGGCAAAGGAAATAGATCCTACACCAAATACGCCACAGCCAAAGGCGGTTGCTGGTCGTGAGTTCCTAAAGCCAGTTGATTACATCATCACTGAACGCAAGTCCGTTGGTAAAGAGCTTGGTGAATATCGAAAGAATCTTAGTACTGTCAAAGACGTTGATACGAATCCAGCCTTCCAAAATTTCCACACATATCTGAAGGATAACTTCAAAGTGAAGTTCGATAAGAAAGGTCAAATCATTCCCAATACTGGTACGCTTGCCGCTTCAGATGTGAAGCTTATTCAGAAGATCTATAACCAGCTTCGAAGCGACAAAAAGAATTCACAGGCTGAATTGGATCAGTGGCTTCAGCGAACCTATAAGGATTACGATCTTGTACAAGCGCGTGAGAAGACCTTTTCTGAAGAAGTCCCGCGTATCGCTGAAAAGGCACGATCTGAAGTGCGTGCGCTCATGCCAGAAGACTACAACAAGCTTGCGACAGACTATGCACAGCTATCACGCCCACTTAATGAGTTTGTGAAGCTTCTTGGCTACAAGGGCAATCTTGATGATCTTACAGCGAAGGAATTGAAGACTGGTGAGATCGCACTACGTGTGCTTGGGAACGCCGCAGATCGCCCACAATCAGTTATTGACGATATCCTTGAAACAGCAACAGATCGTGGTTTCCAGTCGAACGTGGACCTTAATCGCTTGATCTACATCACGGACCAGCTTGAAGATCTATATGACATCACGCCAAGTCGTGGCTTCAGCGGAAGCGCTACACGTGGTATTAACAAATCAGATGCCGCTGGTGTTATTGGTGATGCGGCTACCATGAATATTGGTGGTTTGTTCAATCGTGCGATGGGTTCACGGGCTACACAGAAAGAGATCCAAGCCGCATTCGAAGAATACGTGAAATACCTTGATGAAGGTGGTGAAGTTAAACCTAAACCGGGGTCTTTTAAGAAGGGCGAAATCCCTGAATCTACACCCGCAGAAACAGTCGCCAAGACCATTGAAGAAATGATCACAAAAGCGCCTGAAGCGAAGTCTTTCATTGATGGTATTGCTGATAGCGCTATCGCTGGTCTTCCTGATGTAAAGGTTGCGAAAGCACCAATCAAGTCAAAGGATCGTGCCATTGAAAAGATTATGAATGAAGAAGGTGGCGATGCTACGCAGTTGCGGGATCTTGCACGTAACTCTATCGTGCCAATGACCCCTGAAGGATTGACGGCATCACTCGCTAAGATGGATGAAGTGCTTGCGAAAGCTGAAGCTGATGGCTTATATACAAAAAAGAAGATCCAAACACCTGAAAAGTTTTCTGGTTATGGTGGCGTGATTTACAACATCGAAACACCAAATGGATTGATTGCTGAAATTCAAGTGGTTGAACCACGTATGATCTTTGGAAAGATGTTACCTGAAGATGCTGAAGCAATTCTTGGTAAGGATCTCTTTGAGCAGATAAAGAAAGAAACAGGTGTGGAACCCGGTTATGGCCACAAGCTGTATGAACAGCTTCGAGATCTTTCCATCAAGGACCTTGAAGGTGAGAAAGGCCAGACACTAATTAAAGAATCAGTTGACTACTATAATAAGCTAAGGTAAGGTTTATATATGAAATACTACCGATCAGATCTACATGAAAAATTGGTTCGTACTGATGCCAGTACAGATGAAGCGTTTGCGAAACCGATTGAAGGTGGTGAAGAAATGGCATTACCGAAGGGTAGCCCAATTCTAATTGATGCAATCACTGAAAACAACGTGATCACTGAAGATGAGTACGAAGGCGAAATTGAAGACAAGGACTAATTGACCGTTGGCAACCGTTGTGATAGTATACAACTATATGAGCTATCACGATTCACTAAGAAAAGCATTGAAGTTCGCCGCGGCTAAACACGCTGGGCAACTACGCAAGGGAACAACCCTTCCCTATTTAGTGCATCCTGTTGAAGTTGCGATGGTCCTTCAGTCTTTCCACTGTCAGGCTGATGTTGCGGTTGCTGGATATCTACACGATACGTTGGAAGACACAGACACGACTTATGATGAGATCGCAAATCTCTTTGGTGTGCGCGTGGCTGATATTGTGGCTGAAGTAACAGCCAAAGATAAGAAGGTTGCGCTGGCAAAGGCCACTACATATTCACCCTACGCAATGATGGTGAAGACGGCTGATTTGATGTGCAATATTGGCGATATCTGTGATGATTATGCCCTGTATGGGGATGTTGTTTTCGACAAATTCAAGCATGGGAAAGACACGTTGAAGCACTATGACAAGATGATCTGCATTCTTATTGATCGAACATCAAACATATTGCCGGTATATCACAAGGCACTTGGGCTATTATTGACAAAGCTACGTTCTATTGCATAACACAGAATAGAGTTGACAACGGTTGGCAACGGGTGTAATATAAGGGGGTAAGGTTAAGTCCTTGCCCCCTTATCACTTTAAGACCAACACCAATGACAAACGCAACTATCACAAAGAAGTCACTCTACACACCTCACGGATGGGTAGGCGCACGCTACAGCCGCGACCTTTCGATGAATGACATCACAACAATCATCCGTGGGTATATGAAGGTACATTATCCAAACTGCAAGTTTTCAGTTACTAAGCGTCATCATTCAAGTATCAGCATCAGCCTAATGACCGCGCCGTTCGATGTGTTTTCAACACCGGATGTAGACAAGATCCCGATGAGCCGATGTGGTGACACAATCTCAATCATGGACCATTGGGCTTCACTTCCAACAAAAGGCAATCTTGGGGTCAACCACTACTACATTGCTGATTCATTCATGCTTACAGACAAAGCAAAAGATCTCTTTACAAACATTGTGAACTTTGTGAAGTCATTCAATTACGATGATTCAGATGCAATGACAGACTACTTCGATACAAATTTCTACCTTGATGTGAGCATTGGAAAGTGGGACAAGCCATTTATTCGCACAACTAAATAAATAGTATGTTAGATCCAAAAGACATCAAAGCATTCAGTCACTTTTCAAAGAAGTGGCTGAATAAGGACACTGTAGAGTATGCTGTAGCCGCGGCATTGTTTATCAGTAAGTTGATTGAAAAACGTCACCGCTATTCTTGCGGTATTGAGCGCCTAGAGATCAATGAAAATGGTAAGGGGGTTGGATTCTTCAATTCACCAGATAGTCAGAATGGTGAATTCTACTACGCACTGTGTGAATTGGTATTCCGCAATCATTTCAGGGTAGCGGAATATTATTGGGGCGTTCGATTGGGTAACACCAAGGTCTTACTTACATATACTGAAGGCGATATTGCGGTGTTCGTTGAACCTGAAGGTTATAAAGCACCTAAGCATTAATTTATGAAGGAATATACTATCGGTGAAGTGTTTCGGTTAGGACTTCTGAAGACGCAATCTGGCGAACCATACAAGGACAAGGCAAGCGTTTCAAATGTGCTGTCGCATTACCCGCACACGATACGCAAAACGCCACACGGACCAGCCAAAATCTATTCTGAAGCTACAATCAAGAAAGCGAACAAAAGGTGGGATTAATCCCGCCTTTGTTGTTTTTACCACGTGCTATAATTTGAGCAATGAGCTTTATAGATAAAGTCAAAGAAATAGTTATAGGCTTTTTGGCTAGTCAAAGCAACAAGTACATCACCACTGAAGGCGGGCTGAAAATTCAGATCATGGATCGCAACTTCCAAGACGGTAGTAAGGCTGGTGCTGGTGTGTGGTCTGAAAAAGCTGAAGCAAGTGCGGGGTCGTGGGATGATAAAATCAAAGTATCATGAGTGACAAAATCAAAATCACTGAACTTGAAACACTTGAAGATATTGCCAATGGCGATTGGGTTCCGGTTGTTGATGTTGATGATGTCACTGATAGCCCGCAAGGTACTACTAAAAAGGTTCGCAAAGACAAGCTAAAGGGTTTGAACTGGCAAGGTCCATGGTCCGCTGGTGCTTATGAGACTGATGATGCTGTTGAGCATGATGGTTCTGCATATGTGGCTATTGCTGATACGTCTGAAGAACCATCCGATTCAGCTACTGATTGGGATCTTCTCGCATCGAAAGGCGACCAAGGTGATCAAGGTATACAGGGTATTCAAGGTATACAGGGTATTCAAGGTATACAGGGTGAGAAAGGTTTGCAATGGCAAGGTCCATGGTCCGCTGGCACATACCAGATTGATGATGTTGTTGAGAATGATGGATCTGCGTACATCGCCACAGCCGTCACTACTGAAGAACCATCCGATTCAGCTACTGATTGGGATCTTTTGGCTTCAAAAGGTGATCAGGGTGATCAGGGTGATCAAGGCGATCCCGGGGTTGATGGTAATACTGTTTTGTATGGTACTGTCAGTCCCACCACTGAAGGTGTCGATGGTGACTTTTATATTGATACTGTCGCTAATGAAATCTTTGGACCGAAAGCCGGCGGCGTGTGGCCCGCGGGTGTGTCAATTGTTGGTCCTAGAGGTAACGCGCTCTTATACGGAACCTTGGCACCTACCACTGAAGGTGTCGATGGTGACTTTTATTTGCGTACCAGCACGTATTTCATTTATGGACCAAAAGCTGGCGGTACATGGCCCGCTGGCGTTAGTGTTATTGGTCCACAGGGTGATCAGGGCGACCCCGGTATTTTGCAGTCAGTGGTAGCGGGGGCGAATATTACAGTGGATAATACTGATCCAGCAAATCCTATTATTTCAGCGCCAACAGGTAGCATAACTGAAGAATCTGTTATCGCTTATGCGGTATCATTATAATATATGAAAATAGTCCCCCTTACATACATCTTTGATGCATCAGCACAAACAATTCAGTGCGATGATTTTACCAATCTTGAAAGGATTGCAATCATCACCAACGTCACTGATGGCATCATCATTTACAATTTTGCTGATTCTGTAAAAGGTGGCACGCTTGCTGGCGATGTTCTCACGCTTGAATATGATACTACCGCGATGGCTGATGCGGATAAGCTTCAGATTATTCTTCATCCTGAAATAATCTCAACCGCCACACCAAATGATGGTGATGAAGCGGTTCGTATCTCTTCAGTACCACAGCGAGTAGAACGTATTGGCTTTACAAAAGCTGTTTCAAGCAATGTCGATAGTGACTTTTTGGAAATCATCGGTTCTATTGGTTCAGGTATGGGGGTAAACCAAACTGGTGGTAACTTAGTCATTACAGCGGGTACTACAGCGCGATCCGAAACCATCATTCGGTCACTAGCGTCTTTTAAGGGTGGTGTTCGACTACGTTCACGATCAACCCTTTCACAACGTATCGCAAACAATAACTTTTTTGTTGAATTAGTTGATGTTATTGGTGATGGTCTTGCATATACAATCGGTTCAGCCACAGCCATTACCGTGACGTTCCCTGCTGGTCATGGCTTTACTGCACAAAATGTTGGTCAATCAATGTATCTTGGCGGGTTCGCTGGAACAGGAACATTCCTTTCTGGTAGATATGTGATTGCTTCAGTATCAGGTGACGACATAACTTTTACTGTTTCTGGTTTTGCTGTTGGCACAGGAACTTGTTCAGCTTTTGGACACAGTTACTATCAGCTTCAATATCAAGGCACTACAGCAACACAGGTGGCTTTTGACACGCAACGTAAAGGATATGCATCAGGTGCTACTACCGCAACAATCAGTACAACAGCATCACCGGGGCATGTTGCTGTAATCACGGGTAACGATGGTATTGCCACATTCGCTGATCAGCTAGTAGCTTCAGGCGCAACAATCAAGCAAACAGTACGTGCTACACGTGATGAAATGGTCCCTGATGATATTGTGTTACGTCTTCAGATCCGTATTGCGAACGGATCAACAAACCCAGCTTCAGGAACTACTTGGACTATCGGACAAATGTCTGTTTCTGAATTCGCCGCACAAGATATCGTTATTCAAGACATGCGCCCAATGGGTGTTGCTATGGCCTTGCCCGTTGAAATCATGCGAGCTTCAGGCACAGTAGCCACAACAATGGCCGCTAACGCCACTACAACACCAGCCAAGGCGCGTGATGGGGTCGCTGGCGGTACAGATACTGGTATTCCGTCATTCCATGTGCGCCGTGATATTCCTACAGCGGTTACACCAATAGCTGGTGACTATGAAATGTCGCAAATTGATGATAAGGGTCGTCAATATGTCGTGACAAAAGCGCCTACTTCAGCCGTCACTTCAGTCTCTGGTAGCGCATCCAGCGTTTCACTATTGGCATCAAATAATGCCAGAGTGGGTGCGACTGTATACAATGACAGTGCCGCCATTCTGTATATCAAATTAGGCGCTACCGCTAGTGCGACAAGCTTCACTGTGAAGGTACAGCCAGAAGAATACTTTGAAGTACCATTTGGCTACACAGGTGCTATTGACGGCATCTGGGCTTCAGCCACTGGTAGCGCACGTATAACTGAACTTACATAACATGCCACTTCGATCACATACAGCCAGAAAAATAAAAACAGCCACTGGTGCGGTAGATTTGTCTGCATCTGCGGCACCAACAGCCGGTCAGGTTCCTATTGCAACTGATGATGAAAATGCAGAATGGGGCGATCTCCCCGGGGGTAGTCCCGCTGTCATTGAAGAAGCTGATAGTTCAGTTGATATTGTTCTTGATGGTAATACACAAATTGTTGTGTGGGCTAAAGGGAATTACGTCAGTATCGGAAATGAAACGCAAAGTGCAAGCCTTAGACAAGATACTGTTGTAAAAGATAGTGTCAATGTGAACATGGGTTCTGGTGGTGACAGATCAGCTTTTTCGCTCATGTATACCGAAGTACCCGCGGCTGATACGTACACGATTGATGTTGTAACTTCAGATGGTGAAGGAATTGAAAACGTGAAGATCATGATAATGACCTTCCCTGCGCCATAGGTATTACACACCCTATATCGTTATTACATAATAAAATATTGTAAAATATAGGTATGTTTAAGCCATCGC